TACGCGCAAGGGTGGGGACAGGACGGAAGCGCAGGGGCCGACAGTTATGGGCACCGAAGCGATGACCGCCTTTATAACGGGGTCGCGTGCTGGCAAGATTGGGCGGCGGCGATCCGCGCGCAGTTGCGCGACATTATCGGCGACGACGACAAAGACGGTGTTTTCGGGTGGTATACGGAAGTCGCTAAGTTTGTGGGCACCGGCGGCGCTAGCGGACTCGCGGGCGAGCACGCGTCGTTGGCTCACTTCCGCGACCACCTAGACGCGGGGACCGATCCGCACGGCTCGACGTTGACGCAAACAAACCTCGTCGTGTCGACATCGGCAAACTTCGACGGAGCGGACACAAACTTTAACAGCGGGTTTTTCATGCCTAACGCGGGCGGGAGCTTCCTAGCTTCTACCCCCGGCGACCTTCCGAAGTTTGCTTCCGCGACAAGCGACCCGCAAGCATACTCGGTCCGGCGCACGGTGCTAGGCACGGAATTCGTCGATTGCACGCCTCACGTCGCCAGCTTGGCCGGCTTGCCTAGCGTTGTAGAATCTGTGACCGAGCGCGATCCACGCGGCGCCGTGTTCTTCTACAAGAACACGCTGGGGAATGGGGACTACGCGTATGACCTAAACAAGCTAACCGCTGCGGCGGCACTACCTTCCGATGGGCCGGAATTGACGGGCATCGTGATTTCGTTTCTACCACCGCGCGACTTGAACAGTGTAAGCACGGACCCCTACCCGCATGTCGCGACCATCCCGCCCACCACGCAGATTGCGCAAATTAGTTTGTGGCGTACCGAAAACCCGCTCGTCGCCGCGAACGGCACAGGCGCGCGACATGCTACGCCGTTGCTAATTCAGTACGCTAGCGTAGCGACACTTACGGTGCCTTGGGGCACCGGCGCGACAGCCGATGACCCGGCGGCTTACTCGGTTGATTTGAGCGGGGTTTCGACTTCGGATCTACAAATGGACACATACCATAACTTGACACTTCGGATCACGTTAGAGAACAACCGTCCGGTTGACTCTGCGGCTAACCAGTCTACCTACTCTTTCGGGTTAAACGCAGTAGCCGCGATTTTCCGCACTCGCCTAATCCACCCGTAGGACAAACATGAACAAGCGCACACTGAACACCGGGCTCCTGCTAACGACGCTTGTGGCGCTCGCAACGTCTATTGCCGCCACGCTTGCCGATGGCTACGTTCCAAACGACGTTGTGATCATCATCGGCGCTGTAGGCGCGGCATTGTCGGCGTTGTTTGTCGACCGAGACGGTGACGGGATGCCGCCCTTGTTTGATCGCGATGAGAAGCCTGCCCCACCGGCAGAGTAAGGGGTGCGCCGGACGCATTGGCTGCGGCCAAACGACACCAACTTGCGAGTGTGGGGTCAAGACGCCCAAGGCCGCCCGTTGATTCAGCGCCGCGGTCCTTGTGGGCGGTGGTTATTCGACAACCCTCCAAACCGGTTCACCGAAGATCGCGCGCGCGTGACGTGCGATCACTGTAAAGAAGCGCTCGCCAAGGTTATCAAGGCCGAGCGCGCCGAGCGCGAAGCTGCCGAGGAATATAGGCGACAATCCCCCACGCCGTACCTCGATGCTTACTTAGTCGGGACCGAATAACGCGGAGCGCCATAGACGAGGGGCACGGGCCGTTAGCTCAACGGTAGAGCAGTGGACTTTTAATCCATTGGGTGCAGGTTCAAATCCTGCACGGCCCATCCTCCTACTAGGGCACGCATGGCTAGGGTTTCTATCAAAGACGCGCGCAGATCGTTCGGGCTGGTCTACCGGGCTGATATTGATTGCGACGAGTTTCGTGAATTGTCGCCCACCGCGCGCCTTGTCTACGTTGCGCTAACCCTGTTCGCGAGCGCCACGCGCGAAGCATACCCGCGCGTTTCGACGATTGCGGCGGTTGTCGGCGTTAGCGAGCGGGGCGTTCACAGGGCGCTTGTCGAATTGAGCGAAGCTGGTTTCATTTCGATCGATAAGCGGCAGATCGGACCTCGACGGTACAACACTTATACTTTGCTTGAGCGATGACCCGGATTGTCGTCCAAAATGTTACAAGCCGGCTGGAGTGCGACCCAACAACACTTCGCGTTGTCCGCCGTCATGTGGCGTGGCAAAAGATGAATCTACCCCCGGTCGACGCGCAACGCGCGATCAAACGCTTCTTTTCTAAGCACCGGCGATTTGGCGGCTATAGCGACCTAGCGCGCTTGTTCGCAAACGACGAATTCGCGAGTGAGTTAGCCGAGTATGGCGTAACCGCCGAATCACTCACCAGCGCGCAATTTGAGCAAATCATGCGCGGCGGGATCTGGGACGGATGGGTTCGCATGGTTGAATCCAACGGCGAGTTCCCCACGGGGCTATTGTCGCACGTACAGCGCGCCCTAAGCCTACGCGCAAACGCCGAATTCACCCTAGTCGATGAGCGCGCCTACACGCGCGGCGAGCGGTGGGGGACCGTGCCGCTGTATGACTACCAACGCGAAGCCGTCGACGCGTTTCTAACGTCTGGGCGCGGGGTGGTGGATCTACCGCCACGGTCGGGTAAAACGCGGATCGCGGTCGCCGTCGCGGCCGAGTTGGGTGTGCCTGCATTGTATGTCGCCCCAAACATCGGAATCGTGGAGCAAACGGCAGCGGTGTTTACCGCTTTACTCCCGCACAAGTCGACAATTGCACTACATGGAAAAAGCGGGCGCGGCGCGCGAGCGATGCGGCGCGTGAACAACGCCGACGTGATTATCACGACCCCGCAAACGGCGTTGAAGGTTCCAAACATACACACGCGCGGGCTGCTAATCTTCGACGAGTTCCACCACGCCGCCGCGAAGACGTGGCACAACGCAAGCAAATACGCGGCGCACGCATATTGGCGGCTAGGGCTGACGGGCACACACTTCCGCGCCGACGGTCGCGATATGGAAATGGCGGCGGTGCTAGGCTCCGCTATCTACCGCCAGACGGTCGGCGAAATGGTGGAGCTAGGCCGGCTAGTGCCCGCGCGGATCGCCATGCTTCGCATACGCGGTAACGTCGACGCCGGCGGCTATGACGCGTATCGCGAGGGCGTGGTCGATTGTCGCCTACGGAACGAAACCCTAGCCGCAGCGGCCAATACACTCGTCAAACACGGACGCAGGGTGCTTGTGTTATGCAAAGAGATCGCCCACGCGCAAACGCTAGCCTCGATGATACCGGGCGCACAAGCGGTCGACGGTAGCGATAACGACCGCGTTAAGGCCATGCTGGACGCTCTAGCGGCCGGCACGGTTTCGGCAGTCGTAGGGACGTCTGTGATCGGCGAAGGCCGGGACGTGCCGGCCGCCGATGCGCTTGTTTACGCTTCGGGCGGTCGAAGCAAGGTGCGCGTGGTGCAAGATTATTTCCGAGCACTAACGGCGTCCGCGGGTAAGCGCGTCGCGATTGTCGTCGATGCAGCGGATGCGCACAATCCGATCCTACTGGATCACGCCGCCGCTCGATTGTCGCACTACCGCGAAGAGCGCGCATTTGACGCCTGTGTAATCGAGCCTAACCATTTTCAACGGTGGTTAAATGACGCCGATTGAATGCTTGCGCGCTTACAATCGCATGACCGGGCGCATCGGCGCGGTGCTACCGGAATCGAGGGGCAATCTGGCCGAAGCCGAGCGCTTCCTTGCGTGGTGCGCTCATAAGCGCGTGACCCCGAAGCACTGGATCGCCGCGCGGCACGAAGCAAACGGGTGGGCGTACCAGATTAGCTTGACCGACCTAACGGACGCCGACGCTGAATTCCGCGAGCGGTGGGATGCGTGGGGCGCGGATCGCATGGCGCAGATGGATCAAGAGCGTAGCGACCGCGCCAAAGTCGTCGAGGACACGGACCGCCGAAAGTCGACGACAATTCTCGGCGAGGCAATGAAGGCAGCGTATGCCGACGAGCCCGCGACGTGCATGTTGATCGGCCAACCGCTAACGGGCGGTTGGAACCCCGATTCGGCATGGTGCCGGGATTGTGAATTGTCGCTCGCTTGCAAACAGACAAAGACCAGAACAAGGGGCCGCGATGCGAGGGGCTAACGAGTTTGGACCAGACTTCCAACGCCGGCTTGTCCGCGCGTGTTTGAATGACCCCGGCTTGAAAACGCTTGTGCGGCGCTTCACATCGGCGGGACAACTAGGGTGGACGGACCCCGCGAGCCTCTGGGGCTGGCAGCAAATCGTCGAGGACGACACGCCGAGTTTGATCCGGCTCCAAACCGAATACCGGCGGCTGGACGAAACCGACCCCGCGAAGGTGGGCGCGGTCGACATTATCGATAACCATGAGGATATTCGCGATCTGGAATATGTGCGCGACCAGATTGTCGAGTGGGCGCGGCGTCAAACATTCATGCTAGGTTTTGACGAAGCGCGCGATGCGTGGAACGCAGGGCAGCACGACGAGGCCATGCAACGCATGATGCAACGCATCGACGAATTGTCGTCGATTAGGTTCGATGTCGCCGACCGTGGATGGTTTTTCGCCGAGCTAGGCGAGCGCCAATTGCGCCGTCACCAAGCCGAGCGGCAAGGCGCGGCGCACCCAATCGGGATCGACAGAATCGACGAAGCTATGGGCGGTGGATTGTCGCCCGGCGAGCTTGAAGTCGTCATGGCATATAGCGGGATCGGGAAGACGTTTTGGTGTGTGCAACGCGGGTTCACCGCCGCGCGACGCCGCAAGAAAGCGCTGCACTTTGTGTTGGAGGGTGGCCGCGCGAAAACCGAAGACCGCTACGAGGCGCGATTCGCCGACAGCCTCTACTCGCAGGTCAAAGCGGGCGACATTTCCGGCGAGGCAATGGCGCTAATGCACCGTGAGTACAAACTGCTTCAACGCAATTTGGTCATTCGCGGATTCGGCGATCTGGATTCGTGGCGCGTTACATACACGGACCTAATGGCCGAGATCAAAGAGCTACGGACCACACACGGCTGGGTGCCGGATATGATTGTCGTCGACTACGGCGATCTATTGTGGGCAGGGCTGGACGGCGAAGCCGAGTACGCCCGCCAGAAATTAGCTTTCCGCCAGTTGAAGGCGCTATCCGAGCGGATCGAATTCCGAGGACATACGGGCTACGCCGTGTGTTCGCCCACGCAAGCGCAACGCCCCGGCAAGGGCGCGGACGCGCGCGAGCACGTACTGCGCCCGCGAGACGTCGCGGATTGCTACGAAAAAGTGCGCGTGTCTGACGTGATTATCAGCCTAAACCGAACCGACGCGGAGAAGGAGTGTGACCAAGCGCGTGTGTATCTAGGCAAATACCGCGACGCGGAGGACGGTGTGTGTGTGCGCGTGAAAACTGCTTACACGCGCGGCGCGTTTAGCGACCTGACGGTCCGCGAAGAACCACCCCCGCCCCCAATGTTGGATGAGGATTGATTTAGCCGCGTGGGCCGCGTCAAACTTAATTGTCGTCGATAAAGCGGGGGACGAGTGGACGTGTAGATGCCCGTCGTGCGGTAAAGAAAAGCTCGCGATAAACGTCCGCAAACACGTCTGGCAATGCTGGTCATGCAAGTGGGCGGGGCGTGACCCGAGCCGCCTGATACAGACGGCGCTGGGATTGTCGCCAGCCGAAGCGGCGTCCTACGTGGTAACGCGAACGCTATCGCTCGCCAGCGGGCGAATCGAGCCGCTGGCCCCGAAGGCCGCCAAACGCGGCAGAATCCCCCTAGCGCCCCTACCACCGGGCACCGGACCCCTAGAGGGAATCGCAGCGTCCTACGCACGCACGCGCGGGATCTCGCACGCCCACGCGCGCGCCTTCGGCTTGGCGTCCGTATTCGGCGACGGCAGCGGATCACTGGCCGACCGATTGCTAGCGCGCCGCCTACTGATCCCGGCTTTCGATCTGGATTGTCGCCTAGTCTACTGGCAAGCGCGCGCCACGGTGGCCGGCGAGATCAAAACGCTGAATCTACCGCGCGCCGACCGGCATGCGCATTGGGGCATCCCGCCGACCCCCGATTGCGCTGTGCGATCCGAGGTGCTGGTCGGCATCCACCTAATTCGCCCCGGTGATACGGTGGTGCTTGTCGAGGGACCAATTGACGCGGTGGTGTGCGGTCCCGGCTTTGTCGCGTCACTTGGTGCCGCATTGTCGCCCATGCAAGCGCGGCTGCTAGCGGCGAGCGGCGCGTCGCGCGTTGTGATCCTCTACGACCCCGACGACGCAGGGAAGCGCGGCGCGATACGCGCCAAGCGTGAATTGTCGCCCTATTTGCCGACGCGCATAGCGCAGTGCCGCGCCGGATCGGACCCCGCCGACATGGGCCGCACCGAAGCGCTCGCGGTGGTCGCCCGGTACGACGTCGACGTCGCCCCGCTAAAAAAAAAAGTAGTGCCAAAAAATTCAGCAAAATCAGGCACTTACAAAAAAAGTTAGACGACAATTAGAATAGTGGGAAACCGGTTTTACACTGATATAGTGAGGGGCGAGGAATTGCCCGCCCCGCACAACCGTCACGGAGGACGATATGAGCAGCGCACTCGAAGCGAAAATGAAAACTGCACTTCAGAAGATCGTAGGCGACGCGGGGGAAGTCCTGCACGTTACGGTGCTCGAAGCGTCACCCCTTGTCTACTCGGCAT